TCAGTTTAACAGATTTTTGGGGATTTTGCGACTGCACTTACAGGGTACTACTCCAGAGTTAGGGCGATTCAAAAAAGCAAAAGAGTGGAAAGCCTGGATAGATAACCACACGGAATCCCCGGAAGACTATGCAAAAGACGCATTTGCAAGAACGCTTGAATCGTGTAAAAGACTTAAAACTGATTTAGTAGAGGTTGGCGATTCAAACGCGTGCTGTGAAATTTGCGCGAAGTACCGGAGACGAATATATAGCTTATCTGGGAAAAGTTGGAAGTTCCCAAAGTTTCCAGATGATTTCCATTTTCAATGTGCTCTTGGGATATTTGCCTATATTGATGGTGTTTCCGAGCCGTCTTTTAAATGCATTAGTCCATCTCTGTATAGCAAACGACCGTTTCGAGATGATCGAACAGAAGAAGAAAAAGAAAATTATAGACTTTGGTTAGAACGTGTTGAAAAGTCTTACAATCCGATCAATGAACCGAATCTAAATCATATTATTTATTATTGGTTCAAGCCTAAATTCCCCGACGACTTCCCAAAATCTCTTTCTGGCTTTTCTCGCATGCGAAACGGTAACACAGCAAATTATCAAAAGCTGGCACAGAAGATTGAGGATGCGGGGTATACCATTCCTAAATCATTAGATGAGGTCGCAGAATGGGAAGAGCGGGAGAATTGAAAAGTTGCAAGGCGGTATAGCTTAGATTGGCCCCGCCGCCCTCTGCAACAAACGGCGGGGCCTTTTTGCAGCCAGCGGGAAGCGGCCGCCGCTGCATGCTTTGACCATACTCCGCTTTACCTTACCACTTCAATAACAAATCCTTACAACATGGCAACATTCGACGGCCCCACTTTTGGCAAACTTATTGCTCAAAAACCGAAGAAATTAAGGTGATGTAAATGAACATCCAAGAAGTGTGCAGAATCCGTAAAGAAGAATTGAAACTGACCTATCAAGACATTTCCGACGTTTCCGGCGTGCCGCTGTCCACCGTTCAGAACTATTTTTCTAAATTGTCGAAAGCTCCATCTTTTTATACCGTTGTTGCAATCTGTAAAGCTCTCGGCGTTTCGATCGATAAGACGTGCGAAATCATAGAACACTTGACGCCGACCGAGGAAACGTTGCAGGCGCGCAACGATGAGCTGGAACGCCATGTTGATGCGAAAGCGGACATGATCGAAATCATGCGGCGCGGAGTGCGTATCCGAAACGGCGTGATTGCTATAATGTTTGTCATTATCGTCTTTCTGGCCGCGTGGTGCTTGTACATTGATTGGAGGGGGATTTGATGATAGCGGCATTGATGAGAGTGGCTTTGATAAGAGTGGCATTGTATATCCGCGTCTCAAGCGAAGAACAGGCGCGGCATGGCCTGTCCCTGCAAGAGCAGCGGGACGCGCTGATGAGATATGCAAAAGCGAATAAAATGACCGTGGTGGGCATATATGAGGACGCGGGCATATCCGCGCGAAAGCCGTACAAAAAGCGCCCTGCGCTCCTGCGACTGCTGGACGATTGCAAAGCGGGGGAGATAGACATGATCCTGTTTATTAAACTCGACCGATGGTTTCGTAACGTCGCCGGGTACTACGACGTGCAGACGCAGCTGGACCAGTACGGCGTGACATGGCAAGCGACGGAAGAGGATTATGAGACGCGCACCGCATCCGGGCGCTTGAAGGTAAACATCATGCTCTCCGTCGCGCAGGACGAGGCCGACCGAACAAGCGAGCGAATCAAATTTATCAACGACGGCAAGCGTGCAAAAGGGCAACCAGCAGGGTCAAAAGCACCTTTAGGGTATATCATCAAGGACAGGCAATACCAGATTGATAATGATACGGCAGATGCTGCGCGAGATATGTTTGCGGCGTATATCAGACTACAAAGTGTGCTGGGCGTAAAACACTATATGCTCGAGACGTGGGGGATTGACAGGGCGTATACCAAATATGTAAACTATTTCCGCAATCGCCTTTATATCGGCGAGGTGTACGGCATCGAAAATGCTTGCCCCGCGCTGGTGAGCAAGCAGGATTTTGACATTGTAAATGACATCCTCCGCCAGCGGTCGCAGCGCTGCGCAGGAATTGAGACAGATCGCGTTTATCTGTTCTCCGGTCTGTTGCATTGCAAAGAGTGTGGGAAAACGATGCAGTCGGAAACGGCAAAGCAGATTTATACCTACTACCGATGCCGGACGCGAATGCTTGACAATTTCGCGTGCCAGCACAAAAAAAGGATCCGCGAAGACGCGCTGGAAGATTATTTATTGCATGAGCTTGAAGGAATTGCCGAGCGAAACAATCGCTATTACAAAAAGGCAGAAAAAAAGCCCACACAAAGCGCGGACGCGATACGAAAGAAAATGGATAAGCTGAAAACGCTTTATCTTAACGACTTGATCGATCTGGACGAATACAAAAAAGAGTATACTGCCTTGAAGAAATCCCTTGAAACGGCAGAGGAAAAGCCGAAGACAAACCTTGACGCGCTGCGAAATGGGCTTGCTGAATATGACACTTATTCCCGGGAAGAAAAAAAGGAATTCTGGACGCGCTTTATCCGGAGAATTGACGCAGATGATGACGGCGCGTTTTTTGTAACGCCACGTTAGGCATATTTGACCTTTGTGTTCCCAAAGGTAAATTATGCCTAAAAGACACCCCCGCCTTACGACGGGGGTGTTCTCATTTTTCGAGTTTCCGCATGACGCTATTATAGACGCGCTCGTTCACGATTTTCAAGCTGTCCATCAGCTCGTCCATAACCTCCCACGCCTTGTCCTGCGGGACGTCTGCCACAGCCCGCAGAAAGTCGCTGTCGCCGTATGTTTCGACGCTAACCGGCGCGGGTGCTGCGGAGTATGCCATTGGCAAAGCCTTCTCCCTACTGCTGCTTTGCTTGTCACGGATGGCATACAGCACGGCAAGGCGCTCATAGTTTTTCCAGCTCGATTCTTCTGTTTCAAGGCGGGCTATCCAGCGATTGACCTCATTCTCATCGACCATAGGGGAGCACCCCCTTTAGCCCTCGATCGTGTCCATGCAGCGCTGGATGGCTCTGCGGATGCTTTCATCGTCGGCGTTGTCCAGCATTTCCTGTAACTGGCGTTTCATATTTTCCATGCCGCCGTCGCGGGAGTAGTGGCCACGGACGTAGTGCGTGCCGCGTCTCGCATTGGACATGTCACGGTCATAAGCGCCGCGCATACCCGACTGCCAGTCTCCGTCGCGGGAATAGCGGCGAGAATAGTCTTCATCGCGGGAATAGCCGTTGTCCTCCAACATCTCAATTTTATCGATGTTTTTGATGGTGTCCGTCAGTTTGTGCGCAATTTCGAGATCGCCCGCGCCAAGCTCACCCTTACGTGCCAGCTCGTCGAGTTCGTCGCACAGCATATTGCGCAGATCATACATTGCTTTTTTGCTCATGTCCATTCTCCTTTCACGCGATTCTCTCAACCGTCAGATTCGAGTTAGCGAAGTTGACGGCCTGAGTGCTGGTGTTTTCCATTGCAACTGTCAGGCAGCATCCTTTTGGAACACAGACCTGCGCGGAAACATAAATATTAAAGTAGTTTCCTACAGCCGCAGGAGTGACGGTCGCCGTTGCACTGGTCAGCGTCTCTCCGTTGATGGCAAGCGCCACCGTGATGGCCTCGACCGTGCCTCCGGTGGGAATTGCGATGTTGCCGCCATAGGAGACCCTAAACAGGGCGCGATTTTGATTGGTGATGCCGCGAAGCGTGACAACGCCTGCGCCCTGACGATGCACGATACAGGGCTTGCTATTGACCGCCGTTTCAGTCAGGGGAACGTTCTGGCCAGCAGCAACGGTCTGAATTGCCGCAGAAGTAAATTCTGCCATTAAAATCATTCCTTTCTCAGTTAAAATACAGCGGCGGAGCTATTGCCCCGCCGCGTTGTCGTAGTATCGGCACGGGGCCGACCATTTTCCCCGTGTGGGGAAAAAGCTATGCTATACAGTTGTCAGCAGCCGCAACCGGAGCCACAGCCGCCGTAGCCGCTACCCGCCCACGGGTTACAGGTAATGTAGGCGGGGGAAGGACACGGACGAAGCTGCGAAATGAGGTAGTTATTCTGTGCAGCCTGAGACGCAGCCAGCTTGAGATTCTGGTTCTCGGTCTGGAGGTCGGACAGCTTGCTCTGCGTGAGGAAGTCCAAGATCGCTCTCGAATTCTGGTTGTTCGCGTCAATGATGTCGCGGGCTGCCGTGTTGACCGTGTTGCGAGTGTCGCACGCCTGCGTCGCCATGTCGTAGCGCACGCCCTCGATGCTGCGCTGGGTGTTGCAGCAGCATTCAGCAGCCTGCATCTGCATGGCGTTGAGCTGCTGCATCAGAGCCGACTGCTGGTTGCTGCGGGAAAGCTCGGCCTGTGCAAAGCCGTTCGCCATCGCCATGTTGGTGCCGTTGACAAGCTGTGCCTGCTGGTAAAATCCGTCGCAAAGGCCCTGATTTACACTGTCGATCTTGCGCTCGACATTGGCAAAATCAGAGGTCAGCACGTAGCCGTCGACCACGCCGCCGGAATTACCGGCGTTGTTGCCCCAGCCGTTGCCGCCCCAGCCGCAGAACGCGAACAGGAACAGAACGATAAGCCACCACGCGCCGTCACCGCCGAAGCCGAAGCCGCCGCCATTGTTGGCAGGCGCAACAGGCATCGTCATGGTCGGCATACCATCGGAAAGAGACATAGTATCACTCCTTTTAATTAAAGTCGGTTTTATCTAAATCGTGGCCACGATAAAGAATTAAAGAAAACGCTATAAATATTTAATTATTGCATCAGGCTTTGGAATTGCTTCGCCATTTGCTGAAGCTGATTGAGCTGCTGCTGGGTCAGTCTACCGCTCTGCAAAAGCTTTTCGACCTCCGCTTTGGGGTCGCCATGAAAATTCGCCTTGAATTGCTGAAACTGTTGCATCATCTGCATAAAGCCGTTTCCTCCGCCGAGCGCACCGAAAAAGGGATTATTCATCGTCCTCGTCCTCCTTGCGCTTCTTCTTACCCTTTATTTCGCCCACAAGTGCCGCCAGACGGTCGAACTCCTCGCGGGTGACAAACTTATCATCCATTTTTTTAGTATCATGAGATTTGTTTTCGGCTTCTTCCGTGTAATTAAATGTCCTCATTGGAATAGGCGTGCCGCTTGCGTCTCGCTCCTTGATGTGGAAAACCATCGAGTTTGTTTCAAAGATAATTACTCGAGAATTTGGGGCGACCATAAACCCGTTTGCTTCTTCTTTTCCCCCGCTAATCCATACAACGCTTGTCTGCATTTGCTGCGGTTGAGCCGTTTGCGCAGGCATTTGTGGCTGCATCTGTTGCATCTGCCGCATCTGCATGAGGTTGTCTGGCATTGGCTGCGGATAATAGGGGTTGAAATAGGGATATGCCATGTTCATTCCTCCGTTTCTTTTGCCCAGTAATAAAGCGGGATTTCGTTCTCACTGTTCCAACTGTCGTAAATTACACCGTCCTGCACGCAGACCACATGCCCAGAGAGGGCGAGAATATACGTCCCGCGCGGGTGCTCATCGGCAAACCTACCGACCGTGTAGCAGTCCGGGCAAGTGTCCGGCATGATATAGCGCCGATAGCCGAGAGACCGCAGATACGCGCCCCAACAGGCGTTTGCATTGGGAAGATCGCCGTCCAAGTATCCCCGTATGCAGAGCGACAAATAGACTTTGCCCCAGTCTTTGCCCGTCGCCTTGCAGATCGCGCGCACGGTACAGTCCGATACGTTGCGCCCTGCGGGGTTTGGGTTGAAATAGCTATACATGGAAAAGCTCCGCAAAATAAACGTAAGTACGCAGCTCGTCAGGGTCAGGAAACAGTGCCAAAATGTCCATTGCCATTTGCTCAGTAAAGCCCAGTGCTAAAAGTCGGTCGTACATCGCCGCACCTCCTTTTGTTGCCTCTATCATACCGTGGATCGCGCCCTGCAAATGGTCATCGTTTGGTCATTATTTGGTCAAAAAATATTTTGCAAAAAGCTCAAAAAGCTCTTGACTTTACGCCAATATTGGCGTATACTAAGCGCATAAAGCAAGAGGGACAACCTCGGGAGGAAACAAAAATGAAGTACAACAAGAGTGAGATCATGAAGAGCGCATGGAACCTTTTTAAGATGTTTCAGAAATGGGCTGATCCCCTCTCCTTTTCCGAATGCCTTCGCCGCGCTTGGAACGCCGCCAAGAAGTCCATCGAGAACACCAAGAAGCTGATGTCTAACGGCTGCATGAAGGTCATCAACGGTTCTCGCCTCGGCCTCATCCGCACTATCGCCGCTGACTATACGATGGGCTGGATCGTGACCGGCAAGACTTACGCCGCCCGCAAGGAGCTCAAGGCCGCAGGTTTTCGCTGGGATCCGGAATCCAAAAACTGGTTCACTACTGACCGCAAGGTCGCTGAGTATTTTTGCTGATAAGAGAGGAGACCAATCATGACGACTTATTACGTTACCGCAGATCTTGACCGTGCGCCGACGGAGCAAGAGGCAAAGGAGATCGGCGTACCGCACGCAAAAATCTTCCTTGGCCGCGTTAAGGCCATCATCTGTGCCGACAGCATCAAGGACGCTTGCGCGCGCGGGCGCAAATGCATCGAAGGGTGCATCCAAGAGGGACGAACGATCAGCAACGTCGGCTGTATGCCGGTTGCAGACGCTAAAAAGCTGGGGGATGACGAGATATACAAAGGCTATCCCACAACAACGTGGCTGCTGTATTACCGTCTCAAAAGCGGCATGACACAGGCCGAGTTATCGAAAAAATCCGGCATCTATATCCGGCAGATCCAGAAAGTTGAATCCGGCGAAATCGAGACGGGCAATATGGCTGCAAAAACATTATTTGCGCTCGCCGACGCGCTGGGTGTGGATATAAGTGAGCTGCTGTAATGGGCACGTATGACCTAACAGGGCAGACTTTTGGGCACTGGACTGTGCTTGAGCCTGCGGAGCCGGATAAATACGGTCGGGCAAAATGGCTCTGCCGATGCGATTGCGGCGAGGAACGCGTCGTGACTGCCAGCAATCTCCGTCGGGGTGTCAGTACGTCATGCGGCCATACCAGGGGCGAAAATCACCGAAAGAATCTGATTGGACAACGCTTTGGGCGGTTGACTGTGACGCGTTATGTGCGCTATTCTTCGACCGCGAATAGCTCAATATGGCGGTGCCGTTGTGATTGCGGCAAAGAGACCGACGTATCGGGCAGGAATCTTATGACCGGGCATACCACGTCCTGCGGCTGTGCTATGGCAGAGGCCCAGCAATCCCCAGCCGCTCGAGTTAAGGCGCTGCTGGAATCCCCGTTGACAGGGCCATATGAGACCAATATCCGCGCAAAATGGTATCGAGTATCAAACGGTGCTCGTGAGTGGGAGATCAAAAACTTATCGAAATTTGTCAGAGATCATGTGGAGCTGTTTGGCATTGACCCAGAGGATAAGTATGAGGCCAAGCGTACGGCCAAGATGCTGTATGACGCGTCATACAATCACTGTCGGTGGCACGGATGGACGGTCATCCGGCTTGAACCGAACGAATACAAAGAGAGCACCGATTAACCTCGGTGCTCTCTTTGTTCATCTGCGATTTTTTTGTATGCCCGCCTGCGGCAGCGGTTGACCGCCTCCGGCGACAGGTGCAGCGCCTCGCACACTTGCGCGTAGCTCTTGCGTCGCACGTCGCACTCGATAAGGCACGCCGCCTCGTCCGCCGGCAGCTCAAACGATAAGATATACGCCACGGCCCGCTTGGGAGCCATAGCGGATAATTGCGCGCGGATCGCTCGATGCTGCTTGTCCATGCTGTGCGCCGGGGCTTGCAGAGCGCTCACGCGAGGGGAGACGTTGCAGGTCTCCCGCCCGTTTCCCTTTCCGTGCCCGATTCGGGCACCGTTATTTTGTTGCTCTCTGGATCATCGTCACGGCCTCCTGCCGCGTGATGAATCTCTGCGGCGCGCTGCCGTCCGTGATGCCCGCCGCCTTTGCCGCCGCCCAATCCTTTGCCGCCCACGAAGAGACGGGCTTGGTGCCGAGCTGCGCAAGGTAAGTGTCCATCATCTTGTTAAACGTTGCCTGATCCATGTACTCCTCCATTTCCGGCGGGTACTTGCCCGCCAAAATCATGTTGCCGGAATATCTCCCGTGGTCGTCCCACTGAAAATGCGGTTTGTCGGGGAATCTCTTCCAGTCCCCGCCCCACGAAAAACCGATCTGCTTGCCGATCTGCCCGCAGCGGGCAAAAAACGACGGATCGTCGTACTCATGTCCCTTGACGTTTTTGCAGATGTCGAACGCAAGCCCCGCCTTGACGCCGTGGAACGTCGGCCTTGTCGCGGTCTTTGCCGCGTAGCCGTTCGCGGCAAGATAGCGCTGGTACTCGTCATCCCTGACCGTCTCCGTCACCAGAACGGGCAAGCCCGCCTCCTTGCAGAGGTCGAGAAAAATGACGCAGTTCGCGCGCACGTCCGCCCGCAGGTCGGCAATGTCCCTACTGTGATACATTGTCAATCTCCCTTTGCATCAATGGCGTCCTGATTCTTCTGCGACTGCGTGCCGAAGTAGAACGCGATGATTGAGCTGTAGATCAGCATGAGCTGTTCGCCGGTGATCTTGCCGACGACAAATCCGTAGATCACCGCGCCGGTTGCGGCGATCGTCACAATGCTCTTCACGCTGCACAGGTTCGCCAGTCTCTTTTTCAGTAAATCGTTATTCATTGTTATTCTCCTTTCGTTTCCGTCCAACGATAATTTCCACCAGCGTCAGAAGCCCGGTAAAGGCCTCGATGATGCCGCCCGTACCCAGCAGGTACGGGAAAATGTTGTCCCACTGCCAGCCCTTGATGCTGTAAAAAATGACCGTGTAGATCACAAAAGCGGCAATGAAAATGCCAACGATAATCAAAATGATGTTCCTCGTTCGCAATTTTGACGCTTTTTTGATAAGGTGCTTCATCCGACCGCCCCACTCAGCAGCCACGCGATAAACGCGCCCGCCAGCGCTGCGAGAGCCTTGTCGACCAGCCCGTCCCACCGTTTCCCCGCCTTGCCCGTGATGGCTTTCACGTCCTCTTTGATCTCCTTGACGTCTCCCTCAACGGTCTCCTGCTTGGTCGCCAGCACCTCGACCGACGTTGCCAGCCTGTCAAGCGCCGTTTGATGCTCCTGCAACTCGTTGATGCGGTGCGTATTGCTTTTGCATCGGCTTTCGATCGCCGCAATCGTCGCGTCATCGTAGTGCTTTGCATTATCCATATCCCGCTCCCTTTCTCCTTTACTCTTCAGTTTCCACCCCATACCGCTCAAACATTGCGCGGATGGCGGGGTTGCGCAGCAGCTTTTTGCGCTGGCCGTGGTTGAGGTCGTTGTAGACTGCCTGTAGTGCGGCCTTGACCTCCTTATTGTAGGAGATGACTCGTTCCTTCAGATCGCTCATGACGTCGCCCCCGTAAGCAGTGCTTCCATGGCTTCACGCAACTCGGCATTGTCCTTTTCCAGCGCCGTAATGCGTTCCTCGGGCGTAGGCTCAGGCGCGGGTGCGGGTGCTTCTGCCGCTAACTTTTCAAGCTCCGCGACTTCCTCGGCGGTCATGTCACGGTAGACACCGTTTTCACAAATTTTCACGCTCGTCATCTCCTCCCGTACAGTGATAGCTTTCCGCCTGCAATCTTGTATATCGTGTGAGCGGAAAGCTTTACGCTTGTAATACTGTCTCCGTCAACCGGGATTGCGTTATACATGCTGGAAAGACTTCCAGCAGCATAGTTTGTTGGATTATTGGAATCAACAGATGTAATGTGAACCCAACCGAATGGCAGGAGCAGAATTCTTCCGTAGTTGCTTTTTGGGTATCCTTTTGGGGGATATGTTAAACCACTCCATTGGGAAACACTCCCGTTGATGGAAATAGATATCCCCGATGCAGTCTCAGTGCTGCCAACCAAATTTACTTTTTTGTATGCGAGTTCTTTATAGTTTGGGAGGTTTTTGTATTCCCACACGAAAACATCGTTTGCGGCATCGACATCGACATCGATTTCCGCAATCAACTCCCACGTTTCGGCCCCTGCCGCATCCACCGCCTCCCACTCCGTCGGCTTGCCTTCAGCGTCAACGGCCTTGACTTTGACAGTCTGCCCCACTGTGGCGGCGGTCAGACCGAGGGAGATATCAGTCCCGCCAGACGGGATACCCCTCACCGCCGCCGCCATCCCCGCCGGGAAGCTCAGCGGCGCGGTCGTCCCGCCCTTCTCGCGGATAGCGTCGGCAACTGCCGTAATGCTTTCGCCCTGTACCAGATATTCAGACATCAGAATGTCCCTCCTTCCGCCGCGGGCACGGTTTCCGCCACCCATTTTTGCTGTTCGACGCTCCATCGCAGAAACGCCCCGTCGTCAGCCGCTTCCGGCAGCAGCGGTTGGTCGATTGTGCAGAAAGAGGATATTATAGTCTTGCCAGTTTGCAGACTCACATTGAAAAAGATATTGACGCCCCACGATTCGTAAAACGCCTTGCCATAGAACTGGTACGCTTCCACTCCTTCGATTGTGATCCCAACAAAATATGCCTGTACCGGCAAGCGATCTTGATTATCCAAGAACCCGAATTTGAGCAGCGCCCCACCGTTTTTGGCGGCAGCCACAAGCTGAGCCCCGATATCTGTAGATACCTCGAATGAGGAGGCGCTCCCAGTCCACGCTGGGTCTGCATCTACACCCGCGGAATACAGATCGATAACAACAGGTGATTTTTCCGCCACCCATTTCTTATTTCGGACGCGAAGAAAAGCACCTTCTTCCGCGCCATCAGGCTTTGGTAACTCGGCCTCCTGCCCTACATATTTGCGCAAAGTGTCACCGGACACTTTTTTTGCCGTCCCATTTTGCTGCACCACAAAGAGATCATCCGCCGTTACAGCCTCCGCCGCAAGCAGATCGTCAATGGTTTTGTCCATGTTGCTCTCCTTATCATAAAATGTTGATCATATGGTACACGTCCACCGCCCCGTAGACCACGGCAGCAACGTATAGCGCATACCGCGCCGCCCTCTCCCTCCGGGTAGAGAGCCACCACAGCAGCCCCCACACGATGATGACCTTGTAGCCCACCATCACCGTGACCTCCCGCATCAGCGGGTTTAGTTCCACCGCCCCATGACGCAATGCCCAGAGCGTGCAGAATAGGTCAAGCAGATTTAGGGTGTATGCTGTAATACACAAGTTATTCCGCATAGACGATGCCCCCGCCGGTGCACAGTGTCTGCTTGCCGTTGATTACAACGGTTTTCCCTAAATCTGCTGTTACAAATCCGTTCGCATTGCGAAGTCGGTACAACTTGTGCTCGCCGCCCCACCGTAAATTGACAAATGCTCTTGTCGGAGTAGCGGCGGTATAGGCACACGGCATGAGCAGATAGTCATATTTGCTGTTAACGACAAGCGATTCAGAGCCATCAAGACGCCAAAAACTCACATTTTCGTAGGTGTCGAGTTCCGGGTTATACAACAATGTGGTGCTCGAATCGATTGGGAACGACAATGTGTTTGTTGCAAAAAACTCTTTGTCTCCTGTGGAGTGTACAAACTGCCCATAGCACCCGGCAAGGTATACATATGGATAGCTGTATTTGTCGTTGTAGCAGAAAAAGCCGCTGTAGCAGTTGCCGATACTGTAATGCCCAACTGTGAAAATAGTCCCCTCCCAGAAGTAGCTCCTGCTGTTGTAATACTTGCCATCAACCCACGAGCCATCAGCCTTAAAACACCCATTCCGAGAGAGACCATTTGAGTTGGAGCTTATTTTGAATCCCACATTACTGTCTTTTACTCGTAATGTTGCATAGTACTCATTAGAGATTATTTCTGATTTAACAAGGACTAAATTGCTGTCCATCTCAAGGATGGTTGCCACGATGAGTTTCATCATATCCGCACGGGTTCTGTTGCCCTGGACGATGTTTTTCATAACAGTGTATTTTGGTGTAGTAGACATATCTAACCCTCCGAATAAGACGTGACAAATATGATGCTCGGTGCATCGACCACGCAGATTGGGACATATGGCACAAGCAGCGTTTTCACAGGGATAATTTCAAGCCCGCCGCTCCCGCCGCCTCCGCCTCCGCTGAATCCGTCGCTGCCGGCAGCCCAGCCCTTGAGCGTCCTGCCGACCGAAATTCCCGCAAGAAAGCTGTTTTTATCGTATTTCACGCGCCATCCCTCCTCACCAGCGGATCAGCGTCGCGTGCCCGCTGTTGTCCGTGATCCTGATCGGGCGGCGCTGCTGGTCAAAGGTCACCGTGTAGCGGTACGGCGTCTTTTCTCCGTCCACCAGCTCGGCAAAATACCCCTTGTCCCACTCCGAGAAGTCCAGCGCCGCGCTCTTGCGCAGTCCAAGAAGATCCATATACCCCTCGTCCCGCGCGGCGAGGCCGAGCTGCTTTCCCGTGCTCGTCTCGTATGTCAGCTCCAGCGAGTCCTGCCGCTTGACGAGGTAGCCGCGCTGCTTGCCGTTGGTGTCGCCCGCGCCGAAGACGTCCACAGGGTAGTAGTACTGGCCGTCCGACTCGAACGAGATCGCGCGCTTGACCTGCTCCTCGTATTGATACACCATAACCGGCCAACTTGTCTGTTTGGTGGTCGTGAAAATGCGCTCGCCGTTTGCGTAGGGATATCCGTCCGAGCCGATGGACGCGCCCGCGGGGTCTGCCTCCCAATAGATCAGCTCCCCGTTGGGGTTTTTCGCCTGCTCCGTCGTGCTTTTGGCAATTCCCGCGACAAACTCAAGGCTCTGCCCCTCCACGCGGATGAAATTGTCGTCCGTTGTGTCTTTAGCAAGATACTTGACCACGCGCCGTGAAGTCGACAGCCGGTTGACGCTCAAGTCCGCGATCTCGCCGAGCGCTGCATACAGCGCATCAGCCGAAAGCTGACCGGAGACGTCCACGTTGCCGTCGAGCTTGATGTAGCCCGTGTAGTTGTTGGGACCGACCTTGAGCGTGATCGTCGCGGTCGTCTGGCCATCCGGGCTGGACGCTGATGTGACGGATAAGCTGATCCCGTCGACCGTTTGCGTAATGTCCGACACCCGCCCGTCGATGCCCTCCACCTTGAGTTTGATCTCCTCGCTGGTCTTGGTGATAGTCGAGCGTGTTTCGGCAATCTTGCGATTAAATTCCTGCGTGATATACCCCTCGGACGGATATTCATCTTCCATCTCCGCTTCACCGGGGGATGAAATACCCGCGTATCCGCGCCCATCATCAGAGAGTTTAGACAGCGGCGAATAAATGCCGCCAACCGTCACGCCGTCACCCAACTCTGCCGCTGGATCGATGTTTGCCGCGCCTGCTTCGTATGCCTGATACTGGTAGCCTTTCATGGTTTGCAGTAAAGCATTTACCATTGGCTGCGTAGCGTGTGGGCAGCTTGCAATAACTTCCATGCCGGTATCATCACCCGCCGTCAAGCTGTTCTCATCGTCCACAAGCAGCGTCACGCGGGAGATAGGCTTGTACTTGCCCTTGTCGGAAAAACTTGTAACGTCTTTGCCGACATAATATTTATCAGACAAGAATTCTCACCCCTCCAAACGTAATAGCGTTGCCCGATTCTGTAATGAGATAGTTCGTCTCGGTAGGCATAGACAACAGAGGAATAAGCAATAGTTTCCCTGCATCGGTAATAATCCAGTTCCCACCGTGCGCCGCAGCGATAAAGCATAGCTCGTTGCGGATGGTGTAATCATTTGCGGGATAGTCGATGGTATACGAGCTGTTGAGCACTGTGCGGCTGTCCAGTTCCACGCCCATCAACTGGCAAAAGATGTTTACAGCGTCAGGCATAGTCATCGGAAAGTTAAGCGACTGGTCTGGCTCCCACACAACGTCAGCCTTTCTCATAGCGTCGTATGCTTCGAGTTCCCAATAATCCCCATCGCAGGAACGATGGTTGGTAAAAAACACGCCTTTGGGAATCCAGTCTGTCGCCTGACTTCCATTAACAAGCCTGAGATACCGCTTGATCGTCGCGGCACGCGGTACGTTGTTCGCATACAGTGCCAGTTTTAATGTTGCGCAGCAGGCGTTTCCGATGCCGAATTCTTCAAACAGTTGGGATTCTACGGAGTGCGAAACTTCCGCGTCTTTGCCATATTCCGTGCCCGCAACGTCAAATTTGTACTCTCGCTCTGTTCCGGGCTTGTGAAGCAGCTCGCGCCACAGCGCACTTGTTGTCTGCCCCATGTCACACCTCGATCAGGTTAAACGTTGCGCCGCCCCACACCTCATTGTCGTCCGCCGCTTCTTCAAGCGTGCATTCCATCGACGAGCAGTAAAACGTGCTGGTCCGAACTCCGTGCAAGTCAAGATACTTGACCGTGCACGTTGTCTTATTGAGATCATCATCGAGCTTTGCCAGCTTATCGCGAGGCATAGAGCGCGTTGTATAGCTCAGTTTCCGCTTGGTGGTAATTTTGTCGCGACGCATTTTCCCGTCTTTTGTGCGGGTCGTGTTGTCGCTGTCGAGGTCGTTGCGGCTCCACCCATAGCCCTTTGTGGAGATAGCATCGGAGTAGTCTGTGCCGTTGATAATAAGGACTTCCATGTTATACCTCCTTAGTACAGCAGCACGGGCTTACCCGCCGCGCGTGTCATGTTGTTGATGTTCTTCACGGTACTTCGTGCGATTTCCTTGCCGTCGAGCTGAATAACGACCGTAGTTGCACCGCCGCCTGATTCCGCCATAGCCTGCTTAAATGCTTCGACCATCGTTGCAAGTGGCGTTTCAATGTTCGTTCCGCTCTTCTGGTCGCCTAGTACAGCGAGAAATTCCTTGTTGGGTGGGATGACTGCACCGCGAGCCAATGCAGGAGCGGAGACACGGCTAATCGAAGGAGCGCGAGAAGGACTTCCAAAGCCGCCACTTCTGGCTCCAAATCCTCCGCTTCGGCCAGAATTCGATTTTGCAATAGAATTCTGCGCTTCAACAAATTTGTTGCCAAACCAGCTAACGGCATTAGCCACCCACGTTTTTACGCTCTCCCATGCGGCTTTTAAGCCGGACAAAAGGCCGTCAATAATCCTTCGACCTAACGCTTTCCAGTAATCAGCAGTAAAAAACTTCGAAACGCTGGTATTCCACCACTGTTTAATGTTCTGCCACATTTCTTTAAGCTTGGTAAGAAGTGCACTCCAATCCAGATCAGATGCAGCGGCAATAGCCGCGCCGCCAGCAATCATCATCCCAATGCCAAGTGGAAGATTTGCGCCGGAGAAACACAGAACCGCACCGATAGCGATAAGCGAGACGCCAATCGAACCCATAAGAGATTTGATTGCGGCTTTTGTCTTTTCGGGGGCTGTGTTCCAGTTCATGGCGACCGACGCCGCAATAGATGCTGCACCCGCAATCATTAACCCAATACCGAGAGGTAAGTTTGCTCCCGAAAAGCAAAGCACTGCGCCGATGGCAAGCAAGGTCATTCCGAGCGCCATCATTAAGGCCGACAATGTATTTTTTGTTTTGTCGTTTACTGCATTCCAGTTCAAGGCGACTGCCGTTCCCAGCATAGCCGCGCCTGCCAGCATAAGCCCAATGCCGAGGGGGATGTTTGCGCCAGATAAACACAAAATTGCACCAATGGCGAGGGCAAAAAGGCCCAGCACCGAAAGCACATTTGTCAGTGCAGCTCTAAGGCGGTCAGACATTGCGTTCCAGTTTTCTTTAATAAGTGTAACAAGCCCAATCGCGCCCGCCGCCATAAGTGCGATTCCGAGGGGGATATTTGCGCCGGAAAAACACAGAATTGCGCCAAGAGCTAAAAGCGCGCCGCTAAGGTATGCCGTAAGCTCGTCGATCTTTGCTTTGTACTCGTCGGTCGTAAACTGTTCAAACACGGGAGAAAGCCGATCTGCAAGCGCAGCCGCAGCGCCGCCTCCACTGCTTGATGTGGAAATCGTGTTGATCTCGTCAAAACTAGCAAGATTCCCTTTTGCTTCTTTTGCCGCCGAACCGACGCTACCGATAGCATCTGCTTCTTTATAAAGTCCTTTTGCCGCCGCTTCTGATTTTTTTGCCGTTGTTCCAAAAAGCATCGATACAATGTTTGCAATAACGCTGATAACCTTTGTAAGGATGTTCACAAGCGCTGTAAAGGCGGGAACAATTACACTTAATAGCGGTTGTGCCAAAGTGAGCAACGCGCCCTTTAAGCGTCCAATAGCTTTTGCGGCTTCGTCATTTACTTGGATGACTTTCCAGACATAATCACGAACAACGGATAATGCCCTTGTAATAAGAGTAAACACAAACGCCCTGAGAGCGAGCTTCTTTACTCGGTTAACGAAGCGGGACATGTATTCGTCGGCTTTTTTAGTCGCCTCACCCATCCCGAAAACACCGTTTTTTGTGCTGGAGATTTTTTCGGAAAGCTCCCCCGCTTTTGTCTTCATCTTATCGAGATTTGCCGTATCGGACTGAATTGAAGCGTCCATCTTCTCAACTTTAGCTGTAACGGCGTCATACTCTTTTTGCAAAGATTTCACAGTGCTTTCCTGTGCCTTGATGGAATCCGCCGTAAAAAACTCTTTGCCGCTGTGCATTGAATCAAGCGTCGCTTTTGCCGCATCGAGATTTGCCGCGATTTCTGCCGACTGCTTTGCCAGCGGCATTTTGTCTTGCTGTTTCTGGTAAATTTTATCGTTAAGCGTGTCGATTTTTTTAACCAGTTTATTCAGTTCTTTTTGAGCGTCTTTGTCGTCCAGATCCACGCTGAAAACTACCGAACCGTCCGCTGCCATAAAATCACCACCTTGCTTTTAGTTTTTTGCTGTGATATGGTAAAAGAACCGTATTTAATGGGAGGGAAATAGAATGAAAGCATTGAAAAGAACCTTGTTATTCCTTGTTGTCTTCTTTGCATCGTTTCTTTTGATCCTAATTGTAGGAGTTGCTACAACGCCAGAAGGCCAAGAAACTATGCCAGTATGGGTTGGCGTTGCCCTTCTAACAATACCTATCCCATTAGGGATTCTGGCCGTTAATAAAGCCGTACCGCAGACTTATGACGAAAAGATTAAAATCCAAACAGTAAAGTGCAAGCTACAACTTGTCGGCGGGCTTGACCTTGCAGCAGGGTCTATCTGCTCCGCCATGTGCTCCCCAGAATCTATTTCATTTTCAGCGAGCGGACAAACATTTACGCTTTCGCCAGAAAAGCTAATCGATGTGTCTGTTATGACACCGCAGGATATCCAGACCCAATACGTTTCAAGCGTCGGCGGCGCAATCGCGGGCGGTATTTTACTTGGCCCAATCGGCGCGGCGCTTGGAGGGTCAGCACAGAAGAAGAAAACGAAAATTGTCCGTCAGTACCTTATCTTTGCATATCAGGCTGATTCAGAAGTTAAATACATTGTATTTGACGTGACCTCTGCACCTCAGAACGGGAAGAAAATCAGCAAAATTTATGCGTACTTAAAGAAAAATGAAAACAAACAAGTCTCTCTTTAATTTCAACCGGCTCATTCGTGAGCCGGTTCTTTTTTCCCCAACCATGCACTAAGCGTATCCGCTTCTTCTTTCGAGACCTTTTTCGGGATATCGACCACATCTTTATTGCGTCGGTAAAATTCTCGGTCTGACTTGTCTAAGGGTTTTCCTTTCGCCTTTAGTTCTCGAATGCGGATGACTTGCGCAAAGAAGCAATCGCCAATTTCCATATAAGCAGACAAGAAAGTAAACCAGTGCGTACCGCCAGTGTTGGTATCTGGATCGTATTCGCTTTCGCGAATCTCTTTCCCAAGCACTCGGTTGACAGGGGAAACGATAAACTGAAAATCTTTCGCCCAATCAATGATCTCCGGCTCTTTCTTTTTATCATCAGGGTATTGCCCACCGTTGATAAACCAAAACAGCTGTTTGATCGCTTCGTCGTAGTCGGGAATTGAATCAAAGTCAACAAAGAAGAGACGAAGGGCGGTATAAGCTCGTTCTTCGTCGCTGAGTTCTTCATCGTCCAGAACCTCGAATATCGTCAGTATCACTCGAAAGTCATACCGAACGGCAAAGCTCTGCCCGCTGATCTCTACGCTTTTAGGAAGTCCGTAACTCATACCGCCCTCCGATTAATGCTTCTGCACTTTGTCGATGTACTTTTTGATCCTCGGATTCGTGAATTTCTGTTCACGGGAGAACGTATTGTCGATTTCGTCCATTACAGCAAGCATGAAGTTACACCACACAGGAACTCCCTCTGCCAGCGCATAAACGTTCATTCCGCCAAAAAGATTATCTGCAATATGCGCCCCGAAAACGGAGTCAATGATCTCGCGCATCTCTTTGTCGCGCTCACGAGCAAATTCAAAGATGAGCTTTTTGTCTCCCATCTTTTCAATCTGCGTTTTGTACCCTTCCTGCTTTTTGTCGAGGTCTTCAAAGGCAAGGTAGAGCCTTTCGACAAAGTTGCTGTCGGTAGGGTTAAACGACACCTCGCACTTTCCATTTACGGTGTAAGTTACAAGGCCGTCGCCAAAATTAAGTTCCTGCATGATGTTCCTCCTTATTCACCCTCGGTAAAAGTAACCGTATTGCCGGAGATAGCGGCAGTGCCGACCGTGCGCGTGCCGCCAAGCGTCACGTCGATAGGCATACCGATAAAGCCGCCGCCCTCGCCGCCGAGGGAAGAGGGCTTGACCATGCAGGACGAATAGCGCTCCGCAAATACTGCGGTCTTTGCCGTGCCTGCATAAGCGTGGACAATCAGCACATCCTGATTCGCCAGTGCCGCCGCGTTCTGCTCCTTGACCGCGAGATTCCAAACTTTGACGATGGCAGGATCCCCAGCGTCCAGATCAGACGGGTCAAAGGTCTGCGTGATGATGGGTTTCTTCATAGTGGTGCGCGTTGTGCCAAGAATATCCTTCGAAGAATCCTCCTGCCAGTCGTATTCCATGCTGGAATCTGTAACGCGCGTACCGAGGGGAGACCACGTGGGGGTTCCGGCTTCGCCCGTGTTGAGGTACGCGATCAGAAGTTCGCGGTCTACGGTCTGCCCCGCCGCGGTGTTAAAGGTCGTATCAGCCATTTTTAATCACCTCGTAGTTCATTTTCATAAGGATTTGGTGATCCTCGTCACCGTTTTCATACACGGCGAAAAGTGAGGATCGCGTTGTCGGCTCAATGCGAATGACGCGTTTTCCTTCGCCAATAAATGGGTCATTGTTCACGCCTCCGAATAATTCTGCCCAGTCTCCAAGAGCATTGAGCATTTCATCGGCTTTGAGCCGTTTGTCGTTGCTATTCCCCGGCTTCATGCGGTAAATGACCTTGAATTGGTATTCCGCCTGATACCCGCCGAGAATGTATTTCTGTACGATGTACGCCGCCTGAATTGTAGACAGCGCCATCGCTTCTGCGTCAGCGGGAAGAAATTCAAACCGAATCAAATCAACCGGCTTGTCAGGGAATGTATTGAGCCAAACAAGCAGCTTTCGCGATACCTGGTCTTCTTCCGTTGCCGAGACCGTCTTTTTAATCTGTTCCGTACTTCTTCACCGCCTTTTCTGCCACGCGCAACCACTTGTCAAGATTTTGTGCTTTCGATGCTTCGCACCAATGGGCTTGTGCTTGGGGATTAACATCTGTTCTGAACACCAAATTCCGATCTGTCACTACCTTGTGTTCGCCTTTTCGCACCCAAGAGCTGCCAGTTTCAGGGTCTATCATCAGCTTTCCGCGGTAGAGGTATCGGGCAGAAGGTCCCGGATATACAATACTGTTTCCGATGACACGCGTCCTGTTCATAAGCCCTGCGGCAGCTCCGGAGGATGGCACAAAAGGCTGCGTGTCTTCCTCCATCTGCTCGGCTAAAACGTGCTCAGCGCGCGTACAAGCCTTTGCAATGACAGTCCTTACAGCGCCCATTCCATCGGTATGCACGGAAAACTTGATGCCCATTACGCACCTCCGACTTCCCAGTGCTGCATATCGGGGCTGCCGTAGTCCATCGCATCAACCTTGGTCACGTTGTAGCAATCGTCATGGCTCAGTACGACGGTCATGTCGTCCGAAACGAATTCACCCTTCACAAAGCACGTCATGCCACCGTTTCCTTTGTATGAGAGCGTCCACAGGTCGGATTTGTCCGCCGCTTTGAAAAACGATTGCGGGCCGATGTAAGTTTTCGGTTTACCTGTTACCCCGTCCACTGCTTCCACGGCGAACGGGATATACAGATTTACCGCGTCCGCGCTTTCAAGGCCGCTTTCGCGCACGTTCACGCCCTTCGACGCTTGCAGCATCACACCACGCAGGATTGTGGTATAGACCTTCTCGGCCTCATCAAGCGTTGTCGGGTCGATCTCCTGCACGATGTTGTAAATCGTTACAGTGTGGGGAGCGTACATCTACAACCACCTCCGCGATACAGCAGCCCGGTATGGGCAAGGTATTCCATGCACGTTTCTGCAAGCAGTTTCTTCGCACCGTCCGTTGCGCTGAGCGCAGACAGGGCGGATTCCCCACCCGTTGCAAGCGTTCTGGAATAACTGCCTACCGTTTCACTCTTGACTTCTGCATCATTTCCCGCAGCACTGGCAAGGGTCTTCATGGCAAGCGCCTGCGCCGCTTCGATGACCGCATACTTGTCCACAAGCGCGCAGCAACACATCTTTACCGCATCAAGATCGGCGTGGTTTTGCGCCATGTTGCGCGTGTAGTAGTCGAGGAAGGAGCTGGCGCGGACAACAAGACGCGAGAAGTCATTTTCACTCACAGCGCCCATGTAAGTGCCGGAGTAGTATGTATAATCAGCGTATGTCATACGGGTCAGCTCCTTTCAGATTAAGAAACGGTAACAGTGGCAGTGCCGGTCTTGGTGCCGTCCTGCTTGGACTTGGCCGTAACGGTGATACTGGTCTTAGTCTCAGCGGAGTCGATAGTCAGCAAGCCGTCTTCGCTGATTTTGGACTTCGTGCCATTCTGGCTCCACTCGACCTCGCCGTTGATAATGCCCTCGCCGGTAACAGCAGCAGTAAACGCCTTGCTGTCGCCCTTTGCCATCGTCGCGGTAGCGGGCGAGACGGTAACAGCAGAGATGTCGCCGCCCTTGCCGTAAACAGAGAAGGGGAAGGGGTTGACCTTGTCCACGTTGTAAGCGTTGACGGGATTCGCGATCTCCCAGCCGAGGCGCATGACTGCGCGCAGCGCCACCATGTCGTTCTGCATCAGGTTGTAGGTGATGGCTTTGGTGCTGGGATCCTGAATGACGCCCTCAGTGAAAATCTTGAACGTCATGTCCTGACGGATGGCATAGACGAGCTGGCTCCAGTCACCGACGATCATCTGCGCCTGGTTGGGGTCAAAAGCGCCGTTCATGGGGAAGTACATATCCATGCCGTCCAGACCGTAGCGGGTCGCGCCCTGCATATCGGACTTGAAGATGGGCTGTCCAGTGGTGTCCTTCAAGCCGCGCAGCTTGCCGCGCATCTGGATAGCGGACATAACGCCGTTTGGGTTAAAGCCGTCCAGCTCGACCTTGGCGATCAGGCCGCTCTCGCCCATGATGTCGCTGAAAATGTCGGAGCTGATGGGCACACCGTTGCCAGCAGCGACAGCAGCAGGAACAACGCCAGTGCGCCAAGTGCTGGGCTTGTTGGTGCCGAACAGGATAGCCGCATCAATGACATTGCCGAAAGCCTCGGTCAGACGGGGCTTGACCTCGCCCCAAATGTCATAGTCCGCATCATCGAGAGCAGCCTCGGGAATGGGGACGATAACCGCGATCTCCTCGGCATACAGCTTTTTCTTGTCCCACGCCATCTTGGTGGTCTGCTTGAATGCCTCACCTGCGCCGCCGTCAGTGGCTTCGCCATTGACGAAGTATGCAGAGGGAAGTGCGTCAAGCACGTTGATGGTCTGCGTCTTGCTGGACATATTCGCCAGACGGCGGCCCATACGAAGGACAGCAGATTCGGCGATAGCGCCCTGCATGATTTCGCGGGTTACGGGTTCCGGAATAAGACCGGAAAGTGCGGAACGATCAATAGTTGCCATGTTGTAATCTCCTTTTCGTTACTTGAGTGCGCCGCGAATCAGACTGTTCATCGCGGCATTATTTGCGTTCGGTTTGTCACCGCCGCCCGCAGGAGCCGTCCAGTCAAACTTGACTTTCTGACGATTTTCCGTGAGCTTATCAACGGCCTGCTCAAAAGTGGTCTTGTCGTCCACCATCCTGAGAGCCTTAAACGCGATAAACTCTGCATCATCGCCAGTCAGGCCCTTGGAAAGCACGTACTTATCACGCTTGACCTGTTCAAGCTCAGACTGTGCAGCAGATAAAGCGTTCTTGCTGTCTGCAAGCTCCTTATCGCGTTTTGCCTGTCGCTCCTGTTCGGTCTGCTGGCCGTCTTTCCACGTACGGTATGCGGCGATCTCTTCCTCGCTGGGGTACTTCTTCCGTTCTCTGTCAAGCCTCGACTGAATCATCTTGTCAACGTCAGCCTGAGTGAACGTCTTTTCCTGCTCTTGCGCAGTCGTTCCCGTGCTCTGCACGGTGGTTTCTTCTGCCATAAAAATCTCCTTGTTTAACGACCTGTCGGTCAGTGTTGATAAAACAAAAGAGCCGAACAACACGCAAAATCTGCGTACTGTTCGGCTCCTATTGCCCTTTCCCGCGCCCTATTGCGCGGAAGTGCTGTATTTGATTGTTTTCTTGACCTCTAAAACGATGTACCCATCGCCCTTGCGTCGGATTTCCACATCGTTCCCTCGCTTTAGAATCGCGTCGGTTGCTTTTCTTACTTCTTCCCAGTTCAATACAGCACCTTCATTCTTTCCCGCTGCTCCGGCAGCCCTGCCGCCGCGCTGAACGCCCTGTATTTCGCGTTTAACCGCCGTAGCCGTATGTTTACCGCCTGTTCTTCTTCATGCAGACCTGCGGCCTTGTAGGCGGCTTTCTCACGCTTGAGCTTGCGTATGGTGCGCTCCACCTTGCGCTGCTCCTGCGTGGCTTCGTATGCCGTGTAGTTCTTGCCCTCAAAAGTACAGCCAAGCCCATCATCAATGTGTTCAAGCTGATTGTCGGTGTATGTGCGTTCGCTTACGCCCTCAACCCAAACGTTGCGGCGGTGGCGGCAGTTAGCTCCTTCCAGCCCATCGACAGCGCCGAGGCCGCACACTTCGTAAATGTTCGGGTAAATGTCATTTGCGCGAATACTGTAAACCTTGCCTTGCCAGTCCTTATGGCTTGACCACGGTGACGGCCCCGGCTTATCTCTCGCGCCAGCATGGGCGGAAACCTCGAAATACGGAGTTTCGAGATACTGCGCCGACTGCTCTGTATATTTAGCGCAAATTTGATTTACACCAGTCATCACTGCTCTGCGCGCCGCCACATCAATTTGATCTCGATGCCCGCTCTCATAGTCGACGACTTTCAATCCGCTGTCTGCAAGCTGCTTTACTGCCGTCTTGATGGCCTGATTGTAGCTGATCGCGCCGCTCTGAATCTGCATTTCTGCGTTATCCAAAGCCCACTGATAAGCGCGCGCGGGCTTTAACATCGTGTTGCCCACAAGGAAACCCATAGAAGCCGTTAAATTTCGGAATGTATCATGGGTCTGCCGCTTAATTGCATCCACTGTAGCCGCATCTACAAGCGTTTCTGGCTGCGTTACATGCGCAAGGTCGATGACTTCGGTGTAATACTTCTGGTTGCGCTCTACAACGTCATTAAGCAAACTATTTAGCTTTTGTTTGCTAATTCCTGCTGTTTTGCTAATAGCTTCTTCGATGCTTTTAAGGTCAATGCCATTCGACCGCAACGCTTGAATATCTTGCACCGTTACCTCGTTCAGCTCATCCGCAGCTTTCAGTCGGGAGCAGATTTCTTCCAGCAGCGTGATTTCAAGCGCCCGGAACAGTTCTGCAAGTTCTTCCGGCAGCGCATCAAGAACTTCCGGCTGAAACGGATATTTCATTTGCTTTCCTCCGTTTCACAATTTCGTCATAGTGCGGCTTTACTCGAATTACATTCCAGTCGCAGTCTTCCGGCACTTTTCCGTAGAATATCACCCATTCCGGAGAGAGCCGCTTCATCATTTCCCCGTAGCCCCGAAGGAACAGGTGCTTACTTTCTTTATTATGCTGTGTGCCTACCGAACTAACCGCAACTATCCCGCCAACCGGTTCACCATCAAAGCACCAATCGTAACTGCTCTCGTCGCTCCATGAGATTGTTGGATAGACCGTCATGCCGTGCATTTGCCAGTATGCCGCCAGCCAGTGCTTGCGATAGTGGTTGTATATCTGCATCGCAAGCGGCATATCGGTGTATGTGGAAAAGTCCGGCGCACACACCGCCGCAAACTGCGACAGTTTTGGGATATATTTATCAGGCGCATTCCAGTGCCGAATAAAAAGCGTATCGTCCACGAAAAAATGCACAATCTTGCTTTTCGTGTCTTTCGCGGTGTAATGGTAATTCACGGGGATAAACTCGCCGTGCGGGTACGCCTTGACCGGCTCGATCTGTGGAATATCGTACTTCCCAACGCCGGGGAATATAAACTTGTCCAGATTTTCGAAGTTAAGCATTGCTATACTTTTTGGGCATTAAGCGGATCGATTTTTCGCTTTTTATACTCGTCTTTGATAATATAATTTGCCATATCGTTGATTCTGGGCTTCATGTCAATAACTTGGCTTGCTTTCATTCCGGACGGGAACATTTTCCCAAGGCTTTTCACTTCCTGCGCATACCTTTTTTGGGCGGCTTTGTATGCATCTGCTGTTTGCCTTTCTGCGTCTCCATACCCTTTCCCACCCTTATCAAAAGCATCCGCTTGTCTTTCGAAAGATTTTGCATAAAAACCCATGATATTATAAGGGTGCGTTAAAATATCTTTTGCCCAAGAAACTTGTTTTTCGCTCCCGCTTAGTGTTGGCAATCTAAATCCGCCGCCGGTTCCAGCCCCGCTGCCCGAACTACCACGACCACCCATCATTCTACCTCCTGTTGCGGTTCACCCGTCATGTCCTGCATCTTCGGCATCATTTCCTTTGCTTCATCTTCGCTGACTTTATATTTCCGCATGATGTACAGCTCTGGCTTAATAATTCCAGCAGAGACGTCCAAGCGCATATCCTGATTGATTGATGCAGTATCCTCGATGATGCTGTCATCAAAGTCAATGGATATCTCCACATCCTCATTCACCCCAGCATTCATGGCCGTGTTGCCCAGCCGAAGCAAAATGCGGCACAGCTCCACGAGCGCCTGCTCGAGGATAATTTCATGCTTTTTGATCGTGCGGAACATGGTAGAGTTTTCGCTGATGACTTGTGTGGCAGTTGCTACGCTGCCGCCGTCGAAACGGTAATAGGTCTCGCCGAAACCGCACTTACTGGATAGTACGTTAAGTTGGTCTTGAAGGCCTACATTCAGCTGCTCGGTTCTTAGCGTCGGGGAAATTGTCTCTACGACGTTTCCTTGCTGCGTATCCTCCGGAAGCAGATAGAAACGCCGGTCATGGTCATCAAGCGTCGGTTCACCGTCTTCCCACCTTGTGGCGGGAATCTTGACCATCATCATCATTGGGCCGTTTTCGAACTCGTTCACATAGCAGTCATAGGCACAGTCAACGCCGCGCAGAACGTCGATTGCATTTGCATACACAGGGATACCGACCGGAAGCAGATAGTCAAGATTGTTTGCGATGTTCGGTCTGTCGATGACGAACTGCCTCTTGTCGCTTCCCGTATGTACCACAGGGGGGATTCGCTCAAAGCCCGGAACATCGGTGAGCAGCGCGTCGGCAAGCGTTTCGTTTTCGTATCTGTAAATACTATTCTCGATGACGTAAAGGCCGTTTTCATCCTTCCGATGGATCTGTAAGTACAGGTAATTCTTCCCCGCTCGCGTGACTACGCTGTCGAACGCGCATTCTGTGATAAATCCATTCTGCCAAGCCAGCGGAAAGATGTGCTCAATCGTCACATAGTCCAGCTCGATGCCGGAAACATCACCCGGCACAATCTCGCCGCTTTCGTTAACGGCCTGCCCAACCACACGTGGAATGTACGCCACGGTTCCGAGCGCTGACTTCATTTCCTGCATTTCGTTCGCCTTGACCGTGAAGTTGTTCGCCGTCAGAACCCTGTCGATAAACTCCTGCTCCTTCTTGCCCTCAAGCGTTATCTGGACTTTCTCATTCATCAAGAGGTTTGCCCAGTCCTCACAAACCTTTTTCGCCATACCGAGGCTTGCGCGGTTGCACTTTGTCCACTTATGCCCGTTATATCGCCGGTACTGATGGAACCCCTTGACTTTGCCGACGTACCATGACTTCCAAAGGGACACGTATGTATAGAATTCCTCTGGGATTGTCGTATACCCGAGTTCCTTTAATTTATCGATAACCGTCATGCAATAACTCCCATTCTACGGCTCACAGGCTCTAAGGCGTACCTTGTCGCATCAATCAAATGATTGTTTGCGTCCGGGTATCCGCTGATTATATCGCCGTCTTTGTTTCTCTCATATTCGTATCCCACGAACTCATCGTAGGCATGTGGCGTCCGTTTTCTATCAATGACAATCGTTCTTCTCTGCAAGAACTTCATGCCGTATTCGACCGAGCCGGGTCCCTTGACCGCCTCATACGCAGGCAATCCCATTGCCCGTAGGTCAGCCACGCTCTTTGGCTCCGCGCTGTCACAGATTGTTCTAACGTTGTTATATCCGCGCTGCTTTATCATGGTCGCACTTTGCTCGTTGGATAGTTTATTTTGATAAATCTCGTCTAACAGATATATCGTCTCTCTTGCCCGATCATAATGCAGCCGGATAAAAGCAAACGGGTCGGGGAACCAGCCAAAGTCCACCCCCTGATAGATGCGGTCGAAACTTTTGACTTCTTCATCTGTAATCTCCCGCAGTTCCAGCTTGTCAAACACATTGCCGCCGGTACCGACCGGAATTCCAAGATACTCGTGCTGATACGCTCGCTCATCCGTCTCTTTGAGGTGTTCCGCTTCTGCAAGAAACTGCTCTCCCAGCCACTCAGGCGGTGCTTGCAGATACGTTGACTTGTGGCACAAACGGTCGGCGCGTTCTTCCAAGCTGTCTTTGTTTGCCCAGTTGTCACGGCTAATCGGCGGGTTATAACTTTCAAAATTCCAAAACACCGAGCCGCCGCGCATAGTCGACTGCAAAATGGTTCGTATCTCGGCACGACCGGCAAACTGGTCTTTTTCTTCAAAGTGCGTCACAGCAATGTAGCCAAACGGCACCTTGATGGACTTGATCTTCATTGGGTCGTCAGCACCACGGAACATGATCTTCTGCCCTGTTGGCTTATAAATCAGCTCCATCGGGGAAACCTTGGCTTCCCAATACGCCGCCATACCCAACTCACCGATTGCCCATATATACTGCGCGTACACGCTGTCACGGATGGTATTTGCCACCTTACGCAGCACTAGCGCGTGCGTGCCCGGATTGGCAACCAGCAGAAGCGGAACGATAATTGATACCGTGGAAGATTTCAACGAACCGCGTCCACCGCTAAAATCGTAGTGCGTATGTCCATGCCGGAAAATGTCATGTGCAATGTCATAAAACGCAGGCCCGATCTTTTCTGACAAACGAATATCAGACATCGATAATCACCTTAACGACGGAATCGGTGCTGGAATTGTCTTGCTTATCGAACACGCCAGCATGCTTTGCAAGCATTTCGAGCGCCTTTAGCTTGTTTGCATATTTCAGGTCACTTTCTGTGCAATCAGACGCAGGCTTGTCCGCGATTTCTTTTAGCTTTTCAATCACATAATCCTGCGTTACTTCCGTCCGCTTCTGCCTTTCCGCCTTTGCTTTTTGGATAGCAGCTGAAACGTTACTATTCGTAACCAACTGCCTACCTTTCTCGGCGTTCTTATACCCGGCTCTCGCGGCGGCTTGAGTGGCATTTAAGTCCACAAGATACTCTTGCACAAACCGCTCTTGTTTTGCTGTTAATGGCACTCATCACCACCTCTTTTGTCGTCGTTTTTTCTCTCCAAGGGCGCGCGGGGCGCGCCTGCCCTCTCTTTTTTATTTTTTTCTTTTCTCTTCTTTTGGGGGATTATAGGGGGAGAGATAATAAAGGGGTTTAAGGGGAAAAGAAGAGAGGGGGAAGAAAGGGGAGATTTTCTTCTCTTTTCTTCGCCCGCAACTCGCCGCGATCTGCCGCAAGTTTCCGCGAATTGCGGCTCGCTGTCGTGCTGCGGTCTAATTCCATCCGCCCGTCACAGTCTATTACCGCTTTGATACGCCGATAAGCGTTGTCAAATTATTTTTGCTACCAGCCCCCACCCCTTGGCCTTACATAGCAGACTTTACCCGCCCCGAGGGGCTACAACGCCGCACTCAGGGCAGCGGCCATCCTCTTTTGGCACAAGCGGCAGGGGTCGAACCTGCATATCTGGGAGTCAAAGTCCCATGCCTTACCATTTGGCTACGCCTGCGTATGTCCCCGCTGGGCCACATCGTCGAGAGGTGCGCGGGGTCCTGTGCCGCATGAGAGGTGCGACCTCTAGGCCCTGATCTTGGGCTGCATCGTGCGTGCGGCATATCGCGGGGGACGGCGTGAAAAGATGAAAAGCACCGCGCCCCGCTATGGCGCAGGAGGTAAACGCCATAAATGAGAGAACCGCAAAGGCTTTTACACCTCTGCGATTCTATTATCTCATAAGCAAATGGCTTTTTAAGGCCAACTTTTAATCATCGAGCAGCCCGTAGTTCCGTGCGACGCATTTGATAAAATCGGTATGCCAGCGTCTCGCCGTCCGGTCGGAACAGTTAACCGCCATCGCCGCTCCTTCGAGCGTGTGGGTCTTGTCCCAAAACACAAGGCGGATAAACTTCAAGCGCTCTTCGCCGTCTTGCATTGACTTTGTTTCGCTCACCGCTTTTCGCACAGCGTTGTTTTCTAACAAAGATACTCCATGCAACTTCTGCTCTTGATCGGGGGTATAGCGGCGGATAATGGCTTTTACATAGCCCCACCAACTATAACGAGGCTTACTCATGGCGCACCAGCTTCCTTTTCACCCACGCCCACAGGTTTTTCCACGGATGGGCTTCTGCGTAATTGGCGCGCCCACACTCAAAAGCGGCTCTATCCGTCATTTTAATTACGTCATTCCGCAGCGCGTTCTTTTCAGCGACAGAATACGTCAACTCTGCATTCGTCCGTCCCAGCGCCGCATCAGTGTCAGTGAGCTTGTTCCGCAGCGCATCCGCGTCCGCTTTCAGGTTTGCGATCACGTTCTCGCGGGTGATGGCTTCTCCGTTTAACTGGCTGATCTGCTCGGTCAGTGCGGCGTTTACCCGCCTCAACTCCTGCACTTCCGCCTGCGCGTCCTCCACCATCTTCGCCATCTGGTCTTTGGTGTACTTCTTTACGTTAATTGCCATTTTGCACCTCCATCGTTATTTGTTGATACTCTTCCACGCGCTCGACCTTGACCACGCGCACGCCGCCATACTTTTCAAAGTCCATCGCCACTTTTTCCTTGATTCCCTGCGGATCCGCGTCGTCCGGCGCATCCAGCGCCAGCGTCACCAGGAATCTCATTCTGCGCCCTCCTTCGGCTTGCTGCTTGCGCAGTAAAAGTCGTCTGGAACTGTGCAATCCACGCAGATGCCGTAAGTGCATACGCGCCCGAACGCGTCTTCGTAGCTGTTCGCACAGTCCTTGCACCGTGTCACCGGCGCAACGTTGGCGGCGGGGATACTATCAATCGTCTCTTTGCAGTCTCTTAGACACTCTCCTGCGTAATGATGAGCTTCATAGTCCCACATAGCACCATAGTCAACAGGATTTATTTGCTCTAATGCACAGAGAGCATCGTCACGTTTGACGTATTCAGCCATTGTTTACCTCCTCACTATCACAGTTGCCAGAGCAATCACCCAAAGAAATGTTCATCCATTCCGCCGTGAGTTCGCAGTATGCTAACGTTTCTCCGATGGCGTTGGCCTGAATATCACAGGCGTGAATGCAGGGGCAAGGTTTCAATTCAGCCATTCTGTCTCTCCTTAAAAAGTGCCTCTCGCGGGTCCAGTATCTCAAGTAAGCTCGTCCACATTTTTCTTCTCCCCTATCGCCTTTTCAGCCTCTTCGCTGTTGAAGAAAATCGTCTTTCCTAAACAAACATCTGCCCTAAACGCGCCGTGTGACTTATTGCTTTTCAGGCAGATAAACGTTCCTTTTCGATTCATTTGGATTCGATACACCCTGCAAACCGTAACGGTTCTGTTGTGAACCCAGTAAGCTGTGTCTCCGACCTTGCACGGCGCGATCATTACGCGGCCATTCTTGTCGGCTTCGGTCAGCTCTTTCATCCTGTCTACATCGACGCCGTTGAACAGCGCCGCAATGATAGCCATATCCATGCGCATCGAAGTTACATCGGATGGCATCATGTGCGTATCTTCGTAGTCCGCCAAACGCCCCCACGCAGCCTCTTCCCACTTGCATCCTGCGGAGCAGTTACCTTCGACCATGAAGCACTCAGAACTGTGGAAGTGCGTGCAGCACACGCCGTTCTCTTTCGTTGTGTCGTGGCTTCGCTTTGTAAGCCGTTCCATCATTCCGCCTCCTGCATCCTGCTAATCACTTTTCGAATCACATCGCCGCCGTAAGCATTTTTCGTCAGCTCCAAAAACTTCGTCAGCGTCATCATGCCATGCTCGAGATCAACGCCGTGGTCTCGGGCAAACTGCTTTCGCCCCATGTCGCACGAGCCAGTCAAACGGTGATGCCAGTCATAAAAATACTGTGTCGGATATGCTTTCTCTCGGTCTGTTTCGCGCAGGAACGTGTCGATGCGTTCATTTTCCGGCATATCCTCGAAAAGATTGTCTCGCAGCGCCTCCATCGCCTCGCGCAGCATTTCGCCATGCGCGAAAGCCCCGTCCTGCTTGACGATGTAGCACGGTGTGGTCGTCAAATCACTGTTCACAATCGCCCCGTGCGCAATGTTGCCGCGCACGGAACGAATCAGCGTGTTCACGCCGTCAATTCGATAGACCGGCTCCCGGTTAAAGCGTTTAATGCCGAAGCCGGAGCCGCCGCCGTCGCCGTCGCCGTCGCCGGAGCCGTAGCCGAAGCCGGAGCCGAAGCCGGAGCCGTAGCCGGAGCCGGAGCCGTCGCCGGAGCCGTAGCCGAAGCCGTCGCCGAAGCCGTCGCCGTCGCCGGAGCCGTAGCCGGAGCCGTCGCCGAAGCCGTCGCCGTCGCCGTAGCCGGAGCCGGAGCCGTCGCCGGAGCCGTAGCCGAAGCCGTCGCCGAAGCCGGAGCCGTAGCCGGAGCCGGAGCCGTCGCCGTCGCTTACAGCCAGAAAGGCTTTGATCCTCTCATCAAGCGTCATCTCTTCCACTCCTTTACGCCGCGAAGCGACACCGATGCCGTATCCGTGCACGGGATAATCTGGATCGCGCCCAGCACGGTCATTTCCGGGATCGTCACGGTAAAACGGCAGTTGCCCGGTGCTTTTGTGCCGTCCTGCGCCAGCTGCTCCACGGCACAGGCACCGTCCCAGCTCCACAGTTTGCGCACCTCGGTCATAGTGACCTCGGAACCGTTGCGCTCCTTGATCTTGCCGAAGAATACGCCTGCGCGGTCACAGCGAACGATATAGTCCTGATTGTTGTTCATGATAAAATTCCTCCTGATTTTTATTAAAATTTAAAGCTCTCTCTGAGCTTCTTCCCGTTGATATCCGCCTCCGCCGTAAAGTAGCGGTGTGCCTCGTTGATGTAGACGACGCGCCCGTGCGCAGTCGTCTCTTTCGTGGTCACGCTCATAATGCCGTTGCTGCCCTCAAATGCGGCAGGCTTTCCAGCTAAATGGTTCTCCAATGCTCATGGTCAATACCTCACTAATGTCTCCGCCCTATTGCTCCGCCATCGCTCTGGCGATGCCGGGGTTAAGCAAAAGCGCTTTAATTTCGCGAAGAAGGTCAATAGAGCCGCTAATTGCCGAGATTTCAACAATTTTGCTTCCACCACCGTCAATTTTCGCCCACTCAACAAACTTTGCAATGTCACGGCAGGAAATTCTCCCGAGCGCTGTTTCCGACCATTCGTGCCGTGTAGAATTTTTTGGGGGCGGATTTTGTCCGATAAGCCACCAGTCAGGGCCATATCTCCGCTGGAGTTTAAAGTAATAGTAGTCGTCTGGCTTGATCTCTACGTTGATAGTCTCAAACCAATCTAATGACGGCTGCGTATACGAAAAATTAAATGGTGCTTTAACAGACTGTGACATTCCACTCCTCCTCCCCAAATCTCAGCTTTGTCACGGCAATGGGGAATTCCTCGATCTCGCTTGCCCAGCGTGCCGTGCCTTTGCCGTTGTGCCGCTCGAACACAAAAGGGAAGCCGCCAATGCCATCGAATAAACTGCCCATCGTAACAGGGCGCAAATATTGCGCGCTGATGCGCTTTGCCAAGAAGTCCCAGAACGGCAGGGCGATAGAATTGCCGAGCGCCTTATAGCGCGGGCTGTCCGCTGTTTTGTGGCGCTTCCCAAGACTATCGACCCAATAGCCTTCGCCAGTCTGACTATCGTACCACTCTCCTATGTCAGTCCAGTGGTCAGGGAAGCCTTGCAGCCGTTCGCATTCCAGCGGGGTGAGACGTCGCACCACCATGTTCTGCCGAACCGTATTATTCAGGTTCAGGCTTTGCCCTCCGCTTTCTTTTGCTTGCAATGTACCGTTTGTTTCTCCGCCCTCGCAAAAGTTCCGGCAATCGACGCTTGCAATATACGCCGCCATATCTTCGCGGTATGGGTCATTCGCCTTTGCCCTCAACGTAGGCGAGATTTCACTCGATACGACCAGCATATCGTTGTATGCGTCCTGCCCGTTGTAGCTCCCAGCGTGAGCGCCGGGTGAAAGCGTCCCGGTCGTTTGCTGATACGTCAGCGGCACTTGGTTGCCGCCCGTGCCCATACGGGCTTGCAAACTCGGGGCGACCTCGCCGCAGTCGCGGATGACATCGCAGGCGTGCGACATATCCAACGCAACCACCGCAGGTTTATTGCCGCCACACTCCGCATTCAGCGTTGGCGATTGCTCTTCGGCGTAGCCGATGCTCCGTGCCTGCTCGCTGTTGCCGAGCTTAAACCCGGCGCATATAACCGGCTGGTTGTTCCCGCTCATGCCTGCGGAAGCGGTCAAGGTCGGTGCACGGTCATCGTCTCGTACCTCGGCCCCGCCTTGCTGTGTCGCCATGCAGAAAATCGTCTGGTCGTTGCCAGTGCCGAGCGTGCCGCTCTTGTCCTCCTGGACTAAAGCGCCTTTTCCTCCTCCGTCACAGCCCCCCCTGATTCGGACTGCATAAGAAGCACCGCTTTCAGCGTTTCCGGCAAGTCTTTCCCGCGCCGTTCCGCTCTCCGCAGGATGCCCTGACACGCTTTTGCGCTCAAACAATATTTCTCCTGCGGTGTCTCCTCCAAAATCTGCGACAACCGAGATACGACGGCGACGTTGGGGGACTCCCCAGTGTTGCGCGTCATGCACTCGCCAAGCCACGCTCCATCGTCCGCCCATGCAGTCGTGGTAGCCCCCCCAGGTTGGCCAGCCCTTGTCAGGCACTTCAATATCGGGGGCTTCCGGCTCTGCGATGCGGATGATCTCTTCGAGGACTGCCGCGAAGTCTTGTCCTTTGTTGCTCGAGAATGCTCCGGGAACATTTTCCCAGACCATAAACCGAGGTCTGACCATGTCACCTGTCCGTCCGCTCTTTCTGTCATGTCCTCTCATCTCCTTTACGATGCGAACCTGTTCCATGAACAATCCGCTCCTTGCGCCAGCCAATCCGGCGCGTTTCCCTGCAATGCTCAAATCCTGGCACGGTGAGCCGCCCGTGATAACGTCCACGGTCTCGATCTCCGCGCCGTTGATTTTCGTAATATCGCCGAGGTGCTTCATCTTCGTCCCTCGCATTCTGCAAACATCTCCCGGAACGTCAGGCCCGTCAAGTCTTCCAGCGCAAGCAGCAGCCGCATCGTCGCATCTCTGTCGCCGCGCGCCCACGCTGACACCGTAAACTGCGACGTACCGAGGGATTGCGCCAGCTCTGTTTGGTTATAGTTCGTCTTTTCCAACGCTTCCTTGAGCGCCGGATAAGCGCAGAACTCAAACGGCGTTTTCGGTCTCATGATCTTGCTCATGCGCGCGCCTCCCCGTAGATCAGGGCGTCAAGCGACACGCCCAGCGCTTCGGCGATGTACAGGTACGTTGGCATTTTCGCATACCACAGTCCGGTTTCGAGGTTATGTATCGTGGTCAGCCCGACGCCCGCCTTGTCGGCAAGCTACTGTAATGTCATTCCGCGTATCGTACGCCATGCCAAAATACGCTTGCCGATTTCCTGCTCAGTCGGAACGCCCTTCGGTGCTCCGCTCTCGAGCAGTAACGAGCTTACGGGTACACCAAACACCCTCTCCAATCTCCCAAGCGATTCTAACCTCGGGTAACACCGGCCCGTTTCCCACGAAGCGACGGTGCTTTGCGGCGCGTCAATATCCGCCTCAAAGGACAACTGTGACAGCCCTTTCTTCTTGCGCAAATCGCGGATGCGATGGCCTAACTCCATTTCTGTGATCATCTTTTCTTGCTCCCTCATTTCAGTCGTTGATAGCGCTGCGTCTTGAATTGGCGCGCGCGCAGCCAGTCGCATTTCGCGTCCGTCAGGCGGCGCTTTTCTTCCTTCGCCGCACTTCGCGCGGCGATATCCGCCGCGTAGTACGGGCAATCGCTGTGACAGCCCGCGTGTCTCACAGGCGGCTTGCAGAAGTGGCAATGCTCAAAGCTCATGGTCGACCTCCACGCTGCTGATTATCACCGCCGTGAACGGCTTTCCCGTCGTGTATACTTTTCTCCCGTAAACACTAAACACGGCAGAATCGTCCTTGTAGGCATACCCGTTGAGCGCGTCCAATACCGCCTTGATGATGTTGTCGATATCTCCGCGCTTAAGGTACGGGGTTAAATGCAATCCATCCCTTTTCCTCTTCGGCGTTCCAGATGGTATGGGGAAATAAGCGTTGACCATGACTTCCAGCGCTTCGCCGTCTTCAAACGGCTTTTCCCCGCACTCGAGCCATGCCGCGCGAACTGCATTCTCGAAAATCTGCGTGCTTTTCGGCGTATATGTCCCATGCCGCGTAACGCGTGGTCTCCCCTTCGGCACAGGTCTTCCATAAACGGTAAATGTGACTACTTGTTCCATGTGTCAACCTCCCTCCAACACCGACTTGACATACCGCAGCCGCTTATTCGCCTTGTCCCGTCTCAGGTTGTCGCCCTTGAACACAAGCGGTGTGCACATCTCGATCACGCGATCATAAATGCGCTGATAGTCCATGTTTTTCGGCTTGCATAGCTCGTCCAGCGTCAGGTTCGTGGTGACGATCAGCGGCTTTTTTGCCTTATAGCGCTCGTCAATGACCGTGTATACCGTCTCCATTGCGTACTCGCTGCTGCGCTCTGCGCCAAGATCGTCAATTACCAACAGCGGGTAGTACCTCACCTGCTTGATGATCTCCTGCTTGTCGTATCCCGCGTTGAGGATTCGCGGGAAGCTCGTAATCATCGCCGGAATTCCGCGATCGATCAGCTCGTTAGCGATGCACGCCGCCGCGAAGGTCTTCCCGTTTCCGGTGTTGCCCCACAGCAGCAGGCCGCTGTTCTCGCGCCGCATATCGTCCCATGCGTCGGCATAGCGCTTGCATTTGACAATCTCGTCACTCATCATCGCCTTGTCAAACCGGCACGCCGTCAGGCTCTTGTCGCGGATTCCGTCAGCACGCAGCGTTTCGATGCGCAGTCGCTTCTCGCGGTCAGCGCGAGCTTTTTTCTCGGCCTCGTACTCTCGCGCCGCGCAAGCGCACTGGCACCCGACAAGGCGAACATTCCCGCCGATGGGGATGCGGCACTGCTTAGGCGTGTTGCAATGGCCGCAGTACAGCAGCCCGTCTTTCTCGTAGTCGACCAGATCACGCACAGGCTCGGCCTTTTTCGCGATGCTGTCGATCAATGCGTCAACGTTCATAGGCTTCCCTCCGTGTTGCCGTAGTCGTAGACAAACGGCTTATTTTGCGGCGCTTTGCCGCCCTTGTCCTGCTCTCTGGCAAGCCAAGCAGTAATGAAACGCTTAATCCCTCCGCGTGTCTTTCGCTTGGTAGGGTTTGCATCGCACCACCCTGCCATGTTTCTGAGCTGTTGTAGAACGTCAACGTTCGGGTAGAGCTGCGACCATTTGGCCCTGTCGTTCTCCGACACGTCGAAAAAAGTCCCGTCATTCAGCGGCAAAGAAATCACCGGCGGCGCGTCAGCCGCTTGCGGCTCAGCGCAATATTCTTTCGGATTGGATTCGGATTCGGATTGGATTAAGGCCGCAGATTGCGGCAACTCGCCGCAACTCGCCGCAGATTGCGGCAGATTGAGATTTTCCGGCGGTTCGGGATATTTCGGCTTGCAATCTCTGACACGTTGATGCTTGACCCACCCGGGGAACAAAAAGTAAGGCTTCCCGTCTACCGTATAGAGGGAAACGCAGCCTTTTGCCGCCAAATCTTGGAGCGCAGCATCGATATCTTTGATGGATAGCCTTTCCCTGAACGGGAAAACTCGTCCTTTTATAATCGCCGGGCGGGCATCTCCGCGCCCAGCATCATCTACTTGCGTAATCAATCCAACCCATAGCCGAAACTCGAAATCCGAAAGCGATGCTATTTTCTCGCTTGAGCATAAACTCTCTTTGATGATTCTATTCGGCATCTGCTCACCGCCTTAAAACGGCAGATCGTATTCGTCCTCGCTGACCTCCACAAAGCCATCTGCTGTGTCCTGCGGCGCTGGGGAATCGCTGCGCTTGCTGTCGCCAAAGTAGATATTGTCGGCGATGATCTCCGCGTTGCGGCGCTTATTGCCGTCCTTGTCCGTCCAGTCGCGGACGGTGAGCTTGCCCTCGACCACGACCATGCGGCCCTTGCCAAAATACTGGCAGACAAACTCAGCCGACTGTCGCCACGCGACCACGTCGAGGAAATAGGTTTTCTTCTCTCCGGTTGCTTTGCTCTTGAAATCGTCGTCGACGGCAACGGTGAAGCTCGTGACCGCTGTTCCGTCCTGCGTGCGGCGCAGTTCCAGATCGCGCGTAATGCGCCCCATAATGCAAATTCTGTTCAGCATGATTCTTCCTCCAAATAGTTTTTCTTAAATACCGCCATGAACGTGTCATGGCCATAAAGTTCTTCGAAACGCTTCTGACACTCGCGTTTCAGCCGCATATCCAGCTCGTGACCGTCTTTCCCGTGCACGCCGTAGTCGGCCATGTTGTGCCAGTCAGCACGCAGCCACACCCAGCAGCCCCAAATGTCGGATAGCTGCCGACGGCCACCACCGTAAATGTGATGCCGCGCGAGGTTCGTCGAGAATCCTGAGATATAGCATTCCCTCTTGTCCTGCATGATGCTTTTAGTCATCTGCCCCATTCCTCCTTTAGCGCGTCAAGCTGTTGTGGGGTCAAGGTCTCAATGCCCAGATCCTTGCAGTCCTGCACGATGTTGTCGATCAGGCGTGACATTTGCTTTGTGTCAAAGGTGGACGAGCCGTAATACAGCACCACGTTCTTACAGCCGTCGATTTTGCTGTCCATCACTTCCGTCTGCCAGCCGACACCATTCTTGTTCCAGCCGTCGCATAGCTTCTGCACGGCTTTCTCGCGCACGCAGACTGTTTCTGTGTTGCCGCCAACGTCCCTGACCTCTCGGCGGTAAATCTCACTCTTTGGCGTTCCTGTGGATTCTGCGAGCTTATCCAGCAACACCCATGAGTAAGCATTGGCATCGAGGCTCCGCTTCTCGCGGTGCTTCTTGATGGCGACGTCCACGTCTACCTCGTGCAGCTCGTCGTATAGTGTGCCGACGTTCTCCCGCGTAGCGATGGTGAGCAAATACCCACCATCGCGCGCAAGGGATAGATCATGCAGTCGGGCTTTCATTCGCTTTTCTCCTCGCCATCATGCACGCCCAGCAGAGCGGTGCTTTATAGGTCTTTCGCGCGTTCTCCGCGATCTCTGCAACGGAATACGATTTGCCGCCGTGCGTCACCGGGTAGATTGGCTTGCCGCAGTCCTTGCAAACCGGTTTTCCAGTCGCCTCGTTTGGTTGCTGTCTCTCCGGCCTTGGTGTGTACTTGGTCGCGTCCTTCGCCCAATACACATCGGCGCCAAAACCGAGCGCCTTGCAGGCAACGGAGATAGCATCGGTCAGCGCCATTTTGAAGCACTCGTCAGAGGTGTAAAGGCCGTTTCGTTCACTGGCGACAAATGCGCTTCCGCCTGTGCCGGGGATCGCGTCCGACCACTCCCCGTCGACTTTGATGTAAAGGTCGATGTCTACAAATGCGGAAACCTCGTTGTTCGCGCCATTTTCAAGGCGCTTATCGGTGATTGTATATTTCCAACCAATACCGCAAGGGCCGAACTGCTCCGTCAGCGCCTTAATGCGCCACATGGGGTTAATGTCAGTCTTGCCTTTCAGCCGCCCCGCTTGAATTTCGCGCTGTGCGGACTGCGGGACTTGCCGCACGCTTTCATAGATTCCAAGGTTCTCCATCAGGTAACTCCTCCATTTTCAGCGGGCACCAGATGCCGACGCCACGCGTGTCTGCGATGTATTCGCCGGTTCTCCGGCACTGATTACGCGAGTACGTTTCCAGCAATGGGCAATACATGCACTTAACTTCTTTGTTAGGGAAGTAAATATCTACTGTGCAGCGCGCGTACTCACTTACCCCGTCATTCTTCATCTTTTACCTCCGTTATCCATTCCTCACCGCAGAAGGGGCATACCAGCGTTTCATGCCAGTAATACCCGCGTTCTCCGTCAAGGTTTTCTCGTTCGCGGTAAATAGCCGGGTGCTCAAAATCAGCACCGCACGATTCGCAGTGCATCATTCCTCCGCCTCCAAATACGCCATTGCGTTCTGCACGCCAAAAACGCGCGCCGCCTGATGGTCGTTGAAAAACACGTCGATGTGGTTCCCGTTTACGCCGCCGCCGCAATCCTCCGCGATGTAGCTGTGCTGCGTGCCGTCCGGCCAGATCAGCAGGACGCGCGTCCCGTAAGGAATCAACTTGGGGTCGACCGCAATCGTGCGCCCCTCCGTTGCCAGCGTGCCAGTCGCGGTGTATCCGCTTGCCCACTTGCCACAGCAGCAGCGTCCGGGGCAATAGGCCGTGAGGGTAAACTCGCCGAGAAACACGTCCTCGCACACCGCGCTTTCCGTAGCGGGAATATCCCACGCGGGGTCATACTCCTCTACGATGGGGGCTTCTTCCGGTTCCGCATCGACCGCCTGCGCGCTGGTGGCAAGGATTGAGATCGCGATCAAGAGAATCGTCGCGCCCAAACACGCCGCCGCAAACATCGCCGATTCATCGGCCTTGCGCTGTTCTCTCGTGCGCTTGTCCGGCTTTCTCATAAGCGCACCCCCAAGACAGCGCAAAGAGCATCTTTTGCAAAGAATGCTTCCAATTTCATTTCTCCCGATTCCAACCGCGAAATCATCGCCTGAGAGCTGCCTATGGCTTCCGCCAATGAACGTTGGCTGTACCCACGATTCAAGCGCCTATTTCTAATCCATCGATGCTTCTCGGCGATGCTATCCTTGTTCGCCTCGTAGTAAGCCCGCTGATACTCGGCGATGCTATCCTTGTTCGCCTCTCGGTAAGCCCGCTGCTTCTCGGCGATGCTATCCTTGTTCGCCTCTCGGTAAGCCCGCTGCTTCTCGGCGATGCTGCGCCCCCTGCTATCTTTTCGCAAAAGGGTGATTTCGGCATCTCTCCTGCGCGATGCCGCCAACTCATCGTTCGTCCATCGAAAATCTTGCTCGATCTCCTCGTCTGCCCGACGCATCTCTTCTATTTCCTCCGGAGTGAATTTCACCGTCTGCACCCCCTATCGATATACGGCAGCAACTCATACAGCACCTTGCACACCGCGCATGCGCCGATGACGGCGAGACCCGTCGTAAAGTCGCAGCCGTTAAGCGCGATCACCGCAGCGGCGATACCGCCGAAAAACAATGTGTCAACCACGCTTTTCTCCCTTCTTCTCGTTCGGCACAAGGCCAACAAACTCAAGGCCTCGACCGCGTGCGTAAATCTCGCCCATGATCGTCCCCAGCTTTACGGGGTCAGGCGGCGTGACCCAAATGATTTTGTACTCTGGCTTTTTTCTCATTGCCTTTTCCTTTCTCTCGTGCTACAATAAGCACGGACACAATATCTTGTGGTGAGATTTGTCCGGTTGCCCTGTTCGGCCTGCTACGCTGAACAGGGCTTTTCTTTTGCCCCGATTGCTTTTGTCTGCATCAAGCAATTCTTGACCTGCTGGTAATCCATGCCAACTTCCAGCAGAACCGAAATGCGGTTTTCCATCTTTGACACCGCCGCAAGCTCGTCCGAACTCATGTAATCGCTCGCCGTTGCAGACTTTTCCGCGCCGCGCTCCTTGCGAAGCTGCCGCGCCGTTTTGCCGAGCGCCGCCATATATGCGAGGTCGGTGTACTGGTTATACTTGAATTGCTTGTGCGGACTGTCCGGCAGCGCCTTGATAGCGTCCGTCATGCTGGTACGCAGTGACTTGCGCTCGGCCTTGATTGCCTTAATATTCATCAGCTCTTTGCGCATGGCGAAGAACTGGCGAACGAGTTCTTTCTTGAACTCAATGACGACCGGCGTATTTCGAAGAAACGTAAGCAAAAGCGTCGCCTGCTGCTCGTTCAGGTGATAAATCTTTGCCATCTGCTGGCCGCCCCGCGTCTGCAAGGTTCGGATTTCAAATCCGACCCTTCCAAACTCGCGGAGGTCTTTTTCATGGCGCTGAACTAACTTCTGCACCGTATCTCGCTTTACACCCGCGCACTCTGCAATGACTTCGGATGTCGTGAATGGCTCTTCGGTGTTCGGGGAAAGATAAACCAAATTGCTCATGCTCCCTCCTTGTCCGGCTTTAACAGCTCGTCCACCGTGCATCCGTATAATGCAGCAATCTCCGGAAGTCGACTTGCTCGCGGGGCCTGCTGACCAGTCTCCCAGTAATACACGGCCACGTCGGAGATTTTCAGCGCGTCTGCTACCTGCTGGACGCTGAATCCAGCTTTATGACGAGCGCTTCGAAAACTCATCTTTTCACCTCCAAATACTAAGTTTTACTTGACAACTTAGCGAACCGTGATATTATAAGAAGTGCCAACAAACTAATAATTTCGACAGTCCGCTAAGTATCAAGGGGGCTTACTCTTTTATTTCCCTTTCTGCAACTAAGTATATACTCAGTTAGCGCGAATGTCAATAGGAAGTTAGCGAAAACTAAGTTTTATTTTATACAAAATCGGAGCTACAGTTATGTCTAAATCGCCTATTGTCGCCAGAATTAACGCATTATTGTCTCTTAAAGGCATTTCTAAAAAGCAATTTTTTAAAGATTGCAAAATTTCTTCATCTGCATTTTCACAATGGAATACAGGAAAAATCGAAGTGCCTCGAGGGAAAAACATTGAACGGATAGCAAATTATCTTGAAGTTTCGGTAGAATATCTTTTATATGGGGATATGCAAGAATTTCAGGGAAAAAAAGAGCGCCCCACCGATGGTGAAGCGCTCATTTCTGAATTGCCCGAAGATATTCAAAAGCTCATTCGGATTTGCGAATCAAATCCTGACCTTGCTGCTGCTCTACTATCTGTTGCGCAGCAGATCGAAAAAGGTCAATTTGCTGGGGAGTAAATTTTGAAATTGTAATAATCAATTCCTCTACCGTCGTCATCCTTTCTGCCCTCCGTTCGCTCTTATATAATAAAACAAGTGTTCTATCGTGGATCAGTATGGCACTAATTTTTAATTGGTTCAATATAATTTAAAATATAAAATTAGGTGAATTTGATATGCCAATTACCGTATATTTTGAGCACGGCCGCGTTGCGGAATTGTTTCCAGAACCAAATCAATCGTATTACGACATGCGCGATAAGATCAACGCGGCGACTAATATAGTGTCTGATGGAATAAAATACGATTTGACCGACAAGCAATCGATTTATTCTATCGCTATTCCTGACTATACAAAAGTACGCAATGTACCACCTTCAAAAGAGTTAGGCCCAACAGGATATCTTGAATATGTGTTGAGAATGCACGCTGGTTTTCTGTGGAATACCGGAGATTACCAGCTATCAATGGCTTGCCTTGAAAAATCTTGCCAGTTGATGACATATTCCACTCTTGGGTGGGAGCGAAAAGACTTTTATAGGGTCGTCAACTATTACATTGAGTGGAAATGTCAAGAAATGTGCAGTCGGGAAACACCCAAAATCTGAAAAGCATGGTAATACAGCGCAGTTTTCCGAAGTGGAGCGTAGCGGAACGCAGGAAAACTGCG